GCATCCGGCATTCTGCTTGCGCGAAGGCCGGGCCTTGTCGATCTGAGGACAGTCAATGCCCGACACGCCCCTGTCAGCGATTTTCGGCAACGCTGCATTCTATCCGACTGGTGCAATCGATGCCGCGTCGGCGCTCGCGCACATGGTGACGCGTCCCGATCTGGTGCGCATTGACGAGGAGGGTGAGCCGAGCGAGCAGGCCGTTATCATTGTCGACGGCAAACAATTCGACGACTGGGAAACAGTCTGGATTCAGTGGAGCTGGGGCGATCCGTTTTCGGTGTTTCGCTTCACCTGCGCCGAACGCGAGTCTTATCCGCTGGCCGGACTGGTGCTGCAGTTCGCGCCGGGGCAAACGGTCGACATCTATCTCGGCGGCATTCAGGTGATCAACGGCGTGATCATCACCCGCCAAGTGGCGTACGATGCCGCGCAGCACATGGTGCAGCTGCAGGGCGTTTCCGCCTCGTGGTTCGCCAACCGCTCCTCAATCGAACACAAGACCAGCGACTTCAACGGCAAGAGCTTTATCCAGATCGCCGACGAGATTCTGAAACCAACCGGCGTCGGATACGAGACGGTCGGCACGCTCGACGGCACGCCGTTCGACAGTGGCGCCTCGCCGTCACCGGGCCAGACCATCGGGCAGTTTCTCGAATATCTGGCAAGAGACCGCAAGATCATCGTGTCGAATCTGCCGAACGGCAAATTCCTGTTCATCGGCGAGCATTCGTGGCCGTCGACGGGCGAGCTGGTCGAAGGTATCAACATCAAGAAGATGCAATGCGTGATCAGTGTCGAAGCGGCGCGATCGGAGTTCATCGTTCGCGCGCAGAAAAAGGCCAACGACAAATCCTATGGCCGCGACGCCAGTGAACAGGAAGCCCGGCTGAAAGGCATTTTGTCGCCGTACAGTATCCTGCTCACGTCGATCGAGCATCCGGTGTGGTCGCCCAGTGAGGTGGTCCAGCGCGCCAATGCCGAGAAGATGTGGAACGAGGACATCACCAAGATCGACGCCAATGTCACGGTCTATGGCTGGTTTCGTCCACTGCCGACATCGATGGCGTCATGGGCGATCCAGAAGCTGGGGCCGACAACCGGGCACACGCTGTGGCAGGCTGGTGATGAAGTCGTCGTCAATTCGCCGATGGCAATGCTGATCAACGAGACGCTGAAAATTCGCACCGTGACGTGGATGCAGGATTCGACCAATGGCACGCAGACGGTGCTGGCACTGACGACGCCGCAGGGACTGAATGGCATGCCGGTGCCGCGGGGCAAGGTCAACACCGCGCCGCCCGTGACGCCGCCCGCGCCACCTGCGGAAACGCCTGCGCCGCCCGCGCCACCGACGCCTGCGCCTGCGCCACCACCTGCGCCCAAGCCTGTACCGTTGCCGCCGGGCGCGGCGGAAGGCATGCCGCAACCGTAGAGAAGACGAGACGACACATGCATCGTGCAACACCAGCCGACACATTGCACCGCGCCTACAACGCTGGCGGTGCGCGTGCAACCATTTCCGGCGTCGACGACAATCCGTTGATGCAGGAGATGGCGGGCAACTTCATGAAGGGCGAGACCCGCAAGGAGATCGAGGCGCCGCAGAATTATGGCTTCACGTCGGTGGTGCGCGACGCCAGCAAGAGCAGCGATGGCCAGCTCAACGAATGCGCCGAAGGCTTTATCTCGTTCTTGGGTGGCAACCGTTCGTTCCCGGTCTGCACTATCATGGACGACCGGCGCTACCGCTTGAAGGAATTGCAGAAGGGCGATGTTGCGATGTTCGACTATCTGCAGCATCAGATTCATCTCAACAACGACGGCGTGTTCGTCACCGGGCGCACCGACAAGAAAATGAAATTTCAGTTGAACCCGCCGCCGCAGGATCAGTCATCGAGCGGTGGCGCATCGGCGGGCACGCGTGCGACGGGTGGCGGATCGGCGAGCACGGTCGACGTCGTCGCCGGTCCCGGGCTCGACACCGGCAGCGCGCCAGCCGGGAATCAGGCCAGCAACCAGAAGACGTCGAAGGGTCAGCAAAAGCGCTACGACCAGACCAGCCAGAAATATCTCGAAGTCACCAACGACACCACCAATCTGGTGCACGATCAGAACATCAACCACAAATCTGCAACGCATCAGTTCATGACGCCGGACGGCGCGTCGGCGCGGGCCGGTGGCGGACCGCTGGTGCAGATTTTCGGTGATAAATTCACGGGTGGTCTCGGGTACTTCATGAAACAAGTCACCGCGGCGCCGCCGACGTCGCCGATGCATCTGGCAACCAAAGGCTACATCGACTCGATTATCTCTGCGCTGGGTTTCACGATGCCGAAACTGCCTGCGCTGCCGATGCCACCGCTACCACCGGGTGTGACTCTTCCGCCCGGCTTCACGATCCCGGGTCTGCCGAGCAGCGCGGCCTCGGAAGACTCTTCACCGATCGAGATGGCGCCGCCGCCATGGATCGAAGCCTTGATGCAGCGATTGAGTGCGATCGAGGCGCGGCTTGACGCGTTCGACGAACGACTGAGCGCAATTGAACGTGCACGGTAAAGGAGGATCATCATGGCCTGTTTTACGATTGGATTTCTGGAGCAACTGATCGTCTGGGTGATCATCGTCGCGGCGATCGTGGCTTGTATCCGCCTGCTCGTGCCGTTCGTGTCCGATCTGGTCACGCCGATCGTCGGCCAGATCATCATGATCATCCTGTGGGCGATCGTCGCGATCATGGTGGTCTATCTGATTTTCGGTCTGCTGTCCTGCTTGGTAGGTGCAGGCCCGCCCTTTCACACACCACTCCGACCCTAGCGAAGTCGCGGCACCGAATCCGTCGACGCCGGACAATCCGAGCAGGATCGATCCGATGCCGCCGATGCCACCACCGCCACCGTCGATCTGCAAGGGTTGCTGATGTCGGACTTGTTTGCACTGATTATCCTCGCGCACAGTTTCTACAGTGACGCGTGCTGCAGCGGCAACGACTGTCGCCCGGTGCCGTGCGATCAGATCGTCTCGATACCTGACGGCTGGAAGTGGCACGACATCACCTTTCACAAGGCCATGTTGCGCATCGCACCTGATGGCGGTTGCCACGTCTGTGTCGCCGCCGGGCCGGTGTGCATCTATCTGCCGCCAAGGGTTTGAGCATGCCAGCTGTTGATATTCGACTGGTGCAGAATACGCTGTTTCCGGGCGAGGGCATGGTCCAGATCGACTGGAATCTGCTTGGCGACGGCACGCTGGATTCGACGCAGGCGCTGGCGACTGCGATCATCGTCGCGCTCGGCACTGATCGATTGGCGGACGAAAGCGACGTGCTGCCCGATCCGGACGATACCGACCGGCGCGGCTGGTGGGGCGACTATCAGGCCGAAGACATCTGGAACGGCTGGCCGATCGGCTCGCGACTGTGGCTGTTGAAGCGGGACAAGATCGAGGGGCCGGGTTCGCGGCGTGGCGCCACCACGACGCGGGTCATTCAGTACATCTCGGAAGCGATCCAGCCATTCATCGATCGGCGCATCGGGACCAGCTTCGGCGTCGAAGCCACACGCGTCGGCCGCGAGCAGATCGACGCCATTGTTCGTATCTATCGCGGGCCGGTGACCGAGATCGAACTGCGCTACGCCATTTTGTGGGGCGACATTCTCACGGCTGGCGGCGGCGCCGACATCGGACTGTTGCCAAGCCCGTAAGTCTGATTGGGGAGTAACGATCATTCCTTGGACAACGCCAACTCTCGCCGAGGTTCGCGGGCTGGTCCGCGATTCGATTCAAGCCAAGTTGGAGGGCGCCGACGCGCTGGTGCCCAACAGCGTGCTGCGTGTGCTGTCGGATAATCAGGGCGCGCTCTGTCACGCCGTGCTGCAGTACATCGACTGGCTGGCGCTGCAGCTCTTACCCGACACCGCGGAGACCGAATGGCTCGATCGGCACGGTGACATCTGGCTGAAAAATTCTGACGGCACCACCGGGCGCAAGCTGGCGACGTTGGCGTCAGGCGTCGTGACGTTCACCGGCATCAACGGCACCATCGTCCCGCTCGGCACGCGGCTGTCGGGCAACAGCGTCGACTATGAGACCACGGACGAGATCACCATTGGCGGCGGTCCGACCGAATGTCCGGTCAAGGCAATCGATC